TTATTAAAAATATATCTGTTAAACAATGACCCAAAATCAAAATCTCATTTGTTATCATGTATGTTGCATCATTATTTACTACATATTGGTAAATTGTATGAAATGAATATAATGAAACACAACCACACAATATATCTCTGATATTGTCTATTATTCTTTGAGGATTATTAAAATATACAATAATATCCATTATATTTTAATAAAAAATGACTTTAAATTAATTCAATTATGTTTTTATTGTATTTATCGTATTTTTTATATAATATTATTTAATCCAATGATTTCAATAAATTGCATAAACATAAATTATATAATTCTATTAATTCAAACATTTTACTTTTATCCAAATATTCTTTTATATAATTTAATTTTTCTTCATTTAATTCGCGATAATTTCTTATTCCATCTTTAATAATAAATAATTCATCTATATTCTTGATTAGTTTACCATTACATAAATAATAAGGTTCAATAACTTTGAACTGTAATTTCTTTTCTTCCTCTACTTTATATTGATTTAATTCAGGTAATTGAACAATGCTAACATTTTTATTTATTGATTTATCAAATTTATCTCTAAAATCTGTTAATGTATCTTCATAAAAACTTTTACTTTTGAGTACATCTTTACCTGAAGTATTTTTATTATTTAATGATAAATCTGGTAAACTTTTAATTCTTGGTAAAGTTACACTTGCATTTAAGACTGCAATATTTGTTAAACTTGAAACTCTATTTAATGTTTTTGACATATAATTGTCTTTGTATTCTTATAAAATTAATTTTAATAGTTAATTTTATAATTATATCTTTACATTATTTCATATGAATATATTATTACAACAATATATTCAATTATTTGTCTTCTTCATTAACATGTTTATTATTATGTGACCATTTAACATCACAATTTAAAGACCTCCAGGGAATCCTACCATATTTAATCCAATACCTGCACCGGCTCCAGCACGTGTAGTAACACCAATACTTGGAACATATGTATCTAAGATGCTGAATGTAGCAGCAGCAGTTAGAGCAAGAAGAACAATTTCCTCAATGTTTAAAGAGCGTTTAGGAATAGCATAAGCAGCAATAGCCACCATCAAACCCTCCACTAAATACTTAATGACTCTCTTTAGAAGTTCTGCAATATCAAACATATCTATAAATAATAATTAGAAAAAAATATATATTGCGATAAAAAACTTAAAATCTAATAATTAGTTAAATTAAAATGGCTTCTAAAGAAAACAAAAATTTGGCATTTGAGAGAAAACTAAATGAAGATGGCACCCCCAATCCTAAATATGTGGATTTATTAGAGGAAGATAAAGCTATTGCTGGACAAAAATTTGTATGCATTTCTTTTGTCTCTCCTGAAAAAATAGTAAAGTTAAAGGAAATGTATTTTTTTGAAGAGTTCCTAAAGAAATGGGATTTTTCTAAAAGCATGGACAAATTCTTGCAATTTTTGAATTTCATTTCTTATAAATATAATCTTAAATTTGATGACTTAACTTCTGATTTCAAGGAATTTGTAAAAGAGGAGCATGATAAGCTAGTAAATACTCCTCTTGAAGATGATTACAAAACATTTATAGACCAAAATGAGAATGATTTAGAAGATTCATTCAATGTCAAACATAATTTTCAAACATCTACTCGTGGACTTAAAGTGCGTGGTGTTTATCCTACAATTGAAGAAGCTGAGCTTAGATGTAAAATGTTGCGTGAAATGGATCCAAATCATGATGTATTTGTAGGTCCTGTTGGATTATGGATGCCTTGGGATCCGGAGGCTTACAAGACTGGTCGTGTTGAATATGTAGAGGAAGAATTGAATCAGCTTATGCAAGAAAAGAATAAGAATGAATCTTTTGCAAAGTCCGCATTTGAACAGCGTGTCAAGGATGCTAAAAAGAAGGCCATTGAAGAAAATGTCAAATTGGCTGAAAAGACTGGTGCAACTTTGACCCAGACTATTGATGCTGATGGAAATTTGGTCGGAGCAAATAGTGTGATTACCCAAGAGCAGATGTTTAAGGACCAAGACGATATTACTTCTGCTGATATTAGTGCCGAGCTCTTTGAGGGTGATAATATTGTTGTTGGTAAGTCTGATTATGGTCAGAGCGAACTCATTAGTGGACCTTTTGCTACACCCAGATAAAGATGGAGCCAAATAAAATATTTTATAAATGTTTAAATTATTTTAGTATTTAAACATTTTCATAAGACGATCACCATTTGGTTTTTTTCACATTTATCTTTGGTCCTTGACCGCGCTTCTTGGTATTGCTTGGGTCATATTTCTCCTCCTCATCATCTGACGGTATATCTTTGCTCAAATCCCAGAACTCTTTGCTACCTAATTTGAAGTCATTGTGTGCATCTGCCTTATACCAGAACACTTGATCCTGTAATCTATTGGATTTTGCGTTGTTATTGATTACCAAGCACTCATAATTCTCTGTGCATTGGTCCATCACCTGACAAAATGATTCAAAAGTCGGAAACATACCTGCATAATTCTCATAAATACGCTTTCTATTTGCGATGTAAGGTTCTCTCAAAATGAACACGTAATCAATGTTAGTTCTGAGCGTGGGGGGAATTCCTAATGGATATTGCATTGTGATGATCAACATAATCTTCCAATGTCGCCCGTTCATAAAGAGGAGACGCATCATCTTGTCTTTTGCCCAAGTCCCATCATATAAGCAGTCATCTAAGATAACAAAAGCGCGAGGGTCAATATTGCTTTTTTTGAAGGATTCCATTTGTTTCTTAATTTCCTTCAACACTCCCTTTTGTCTCTTCAAAACATTCTCAATAATTGCAGTATTGTATTCATTGTGAATGAACAATTTCGGAACCATTTTACCATAAAATCCATTTCCTTCTTCTGTACCTGCTACAACAACACCTAGTGGAATATCTTGATGATAAAAAAGCAAATCTCTTACCAAATATGATTTGCCGGTATCACGACGACCAACTAAAACACAAACAGGGCCTTTAGCTTCATTTGGTTTAAAACTGATTGTTTTCATGTCAAATTTCTTTAATTCTAGCGACATTAATTTATTAAAATATTTTAATAATATTGCTAAAAACGAATAAATAATAAATTTTTATAAATAATAAGTTTAAAATGATTATAATTTAATATATTATTTAGCTAATGAAGGGAGATAACATAATTATTAGTTATGAAAAACGGAAAAATTCCGATTTATTTAGAACTTTAGAGAGGGAAAATGGACTCTTTCTCTCAAACATACAAAATTATAGTCCAATTTATAGTAGATTCTTTCTACTCAATGATACAAACTGCAAGTCTATTAATCTGAATAATGTTTCTTATATTTCTGAAGTTCAGGATAATATTAGTCAAGAAGATGATAATCCCAATTTATTTGAATGTAGCATTAAAAATAATAAAAATGGAAAAACATCAACAAAAGAAGTTTTCTTTAAAATGGCGCCGCTTTTAGACCCATATAAGTATTTAATTGGTAAGTATAATCATAATGATTCTAATTTATTTAATTTACCTAATTACAATTCAGTTCAAGGAGATGTCCATCCAAAAATATTAGATGTAAATAATTCTTCTTATGTAGACGGTCTTTTCACTTTTCTCTCAAGTCTTTTAATTTATAATTATAATTTTTTAAATGGAGTGGATTATTACGGGTCATTTATAGCAATTAAAAACAACTTTAAGGTAAATGTTATTGATGATATTGAATATTTAAGTAAATCTGACTTTTTTATTAAACATAAGAATACTGAGTTATTTTCTGTTGAAGAATATGAACATTTGATTCAACCAGATGATGAAAAAATTATTAAACCAATTATTAAAATAGATAATGAACATATTGAAAGCATTCAATCTCATTTATCTATTGAATCCATTGATAATAATTTATATGAAGAACTTTTTGAAACATATGAAGAAAATGTTTTATCATTAGATGATCTGAAGGAATCTTCATTGGAATTAATTGATATTAATGAAACATCCTTGAATAAAACAACCAATTTAAATCCACTTGATACAACTGTAAAATCAAATTCCACATGTTCATCTCGCACATCTCATACTTCTGCAAATGAAGAAGATAATGAAAATAAGGAAGAAAATGAGTATTCCTCTAATCCTGATAAAGAAGATGATGAGGATGATGAGGATGATGATGAGGATGATGACAGTGAATCCGATGATGATGAAGATGATGAAGATGATTCAACAGTTGATGAAGAAACCTTATATTCTACTATACCTAAATTTCCAGTGCAAGTAATTTGTATGGAAAATTGTGATTCAACATTTGATGAACTTATAATGAATGAGGAATTATCTCATGAGGAATGGTTTTCTGCTCTTATGCAAATTATAATGATTCTTATTAGTTATCAAAAAGTTTTTTCATTTACACATAATGATTTGCATAGTAATAATATTATGTACAAATCTACAAATAAGAAATTTATTTATTATTTTTATAATAAAAAATATTATAAAGTACCTACATTTGGTCGTATTTTTAAGATTATTGATTTTGGTAGGAGTATATACAAATATTGCGGTAAAATTTTCTGCAGTGATAGCTTTCAAAACGGCGGAGATGCATCTACACAATACAATACAGAACCGTATTTCAATGATAAGAAACCTAGATTAGAACCAAATTATAGTTTTGATTTATGCAGACTAGCTTGCTCTATTTTTGATTATTTAGTAGAAGAAATGGATGAAATAAAAAATTTAGAACAATGTGAACCGATTGTTCGTTTAATTGTGGAATGGTGTTTGGATGATTCAGGTATTAATATTTTATATAAAAATAATGGTGCAGAGAGATATCCTGATTTTAAGTTGTATAAAATGATTGCAAGACTTGTTCATAATCATACTCCACAAATGCAATTAGAACGTCCAGAATTTTCAGCATTTCTCTCTTCAAAGCCTCCAGAAGATAAGAAATTATTGATTAACATTGATCATTTACCTTGTTTATCAAATTCATTTTAGATAAATTTATTGTTGCGAAGAAATATTTATTTTATTTTATTTTATAATAATAAAACAAATGGCATCTTTTGGTTTTATTATTAGTCGTCATGTTAATTCTGAGAAAACAAATAAATATTGGAATCGTTGTGTTAGATGTATTCAAGCATATCATCCAGGAATTCAAATAATAATTATTGATGATAATAGTAATTATAATTTTGTTAAACCTGATATAGAATATAAAAATATTGAAATTGTTCAATCAGAATATCCTGGTCGCGGAGAATTATTACCTTATTATTATTTTTGGAAAAATCATTATTGGAATAATGCAGTTATTATGCATGATAGTGTTTTTATACATAAACGTATTCCTTTTAGAAAACTTCGTGCAAATGTATTACCATTATGGCACTTTAATGGACAAGAACGAAATGAAAATTTTCAAAATAGTTTAAGAATTGTGCAAGTTTTAAAAAATAATATTGAAGTTAGAAAAAATATATATATAGATAATCACAATGTTAGTAATATTATGAGCATTCAACGCAATAAAAATAATTGGAATGGCGTATTTGGTGTTCAAAGTTATATTAATTATGATTTTTTATGTAAACTACAACAAAAATATTCAATATTTAATATGTTACAAGCAGTTCATTCTAGACCAGATAGATGTTGTTTGGAGAGAATTATGGGTGTTTTATTTTGGTTGGAAGACCCAATTGTTCGTGCAATTCCGTCACTTTTTGGTGATATTACTAGAACTCCTGATAACTTTGGATTATCTTTTGATGGTTATATGTCGCAAATGAATCAACATGGAAGACCCAAAACAGGTTATGTAAAAGTATGGTCTGGTCGTTAACCTGGCTGGGCGTTCTTTAAGTACCTTTTAAATAATATATTTTCTGGGTGGTGGGGCGTTCTTTAAGTACCTTTTAAAATAATATATTTTCTGGGTGGTGGGGCGTTCTTTAAGTACCTTTTTATATCTTTTCTCATTTAAAACGCAAATTTTATAAATAATTCTTCTTTATTTTTCTTGTCTTATTATTTGATACATATTTTTCAGTTGTTTCATATGCTTCCTTAAAAATATTTCTATATTTTGAATCTATATTTTGAATTTATTATATTATCAAGATAAATATTATCATTGTTATTAACAAATTCCACACCATTACTAACCGATAAAGTATGTAATTCTAAAAAATTAATATTATCATTGTATGTAAATATGTTGTGATTTTGTTCTTTATTTGGTATATGAAAAATAACTAATAGTGTATAATTAGATGTATATTTTGAAAATTTATTATTAAATTCAGTTATTTCATTTTTTATATTTTCATTAATATTATTCATATTAACAAATATCATAATAAATAACTTATGTTCTTGTTTTTGAAGTAAATTTTTAAATCTATCAATGCATCTTATATAATAATTATAGTGGTCTGTATTTATTAACGGATTGTGATGATTAAACATTGTATTGTTGTATTTTGAATGTCCGCATTTTGTTTGTGATATATTAATATAATATGATTTATTTAAAAAAATATTAAAATTGTCTTCTATGCAATCTATAATATTATCATAATTTGAAAAAATCCAATCAAAAGGATAAGAACATAATTTTAAATTATTTCTTTTCAATATTTGAGAACTATGACACAATGAACCTAATGAACATGTATAATTTATTTCTAACATATATTATATTTTAATAAATAATTTTTATTAATATAACTTTAATCGGTGTTCTAAATGAGAACAGGTGTAAAATAATATATTTTGTTGTTGCGCAGTTCTTTAAGTACCTTTTAAATAATATATTTCGTGTGGGTGGGGCGTTCTTTAAGTATATTTTTACAATATTTACAATATAAAATCAGAAAATATATAATATATATAATATATATAATGGCTAAACCTCAACCACTACCAACTGGTATTCAAACTGGACCTTTAGCTGCTTATGGTGGATACGTTTATACTATTGGCAGTGATAATAATCTATATAAACTTTCAACAACTGTTGCAATACCAGATGGAACAGCTGTACCTATTTTGGATGTTTCAGCCGCAGTAGGCATACAATATATTACAATAAATTTTAATACAAACACTAACAAAAAAGAGATGTATATATCTGCTGTAGGTGAAATTGGAAATGGAAATGGAAAAATTTATCTTATACCTGATTTAGATAATCCTGTATTAACAATATTTGTATCAGGTATTGATTCTCCACGTGGTTTACAAGTAAATAATGGTTATTTATACGTAGTAACGATTACAGACTCTACACCATTATTTATAGCTAAAATTTTTCAATTTCTTTTAACAAATTCAGCAAGTCAAACAGTATTACAATTAACTCCAGGTCAATTTTTAGGTGCACAACAATTAGTAATCACCGGGGACAATCTTTATATTATAAATAGTGCAACTTCTTACTGTTATATAGCTAAGGTTAGCAGTATATCTACTTTTAGTTCTTCATCTATTTTTAATTTAACTTGGGTAGATGTAAATTCTTTTCCTAATATTCAAGCCATAGATAAAATATTAGTAACAGATGGAACTTATCTTTATTTGATTATTATACATCGGACCCAAACTATTATAACTATATGGGTCAGATTGATATTAATACAGCAACTGTTCAAAATGATAATTATTTTCCTAATTTTGCACTAATCCTAAATACTGAATTTCAACATGCTGTAATTTATAACAATACTTTTTATATAGATTTTTATCCTTTATCAGGTTATTATGATTATACTATTTATAATTTGCCAATATATAATAATGGCAATATTACATGTTTCAAAGAAGATACAAAAATTCTTACAGATAAAGGATATATTTGTATTAAAGATTTACGAAAAGGAGATTTGGTAAAAACTTTGAAAAATGATTTCAAATCAATTGATATGATTGGTAAAAGAGAAATATATAATTCTGCTATCAATGAAAGAATAAAAGACCAACTATATAAGTGCAGTCAACCAGAATATCCTGAAGTTTTTGAACCTCTTATTATTACTGGTTGTCATTCTATTCTAGTAGATAATTTTATAAATGATGAACAAAAAGAAAAGGTGATAGAAGTAAATGGTGATACATATGTAACAGATAATAAATACCGTCTTCCTGTTTGTGCAGATCTTCGTTCTTCAATCTATGAAATACCTGGAAATTATACCATTTATCATTTGGCTTTAGAAAATGATAGTTATTATAAGAATTATGGTATTTATGCCAATGGATTATTGGTAGAAAGTTGTTCTAAAAGAATGTTGAAAGAATTATCTAATATGATTTTAATTGAATAAAAACATTTATATTTTCTCATTCAAAATGAGCTTTATCATATAAAAATTTGCAATATTATTTAAATACCTTTTAAATAATATATTTCGTGTGGGTGGGGGCGTTCTTTAAGTATCTTTTAAAATAATATATTTTGTTGTGCACAGTTCTTTAAGTACCTTTTAAAATATATTATTCATTAAAAACCATATTTTTCATTTTATAAAGTGAGCTTAAAAAAAGGCACTAAAACCCAGGATTGTCAGTAAATACAGTCGGAGCAATGACAATATTTTCTGCACCTTCACCAACTTCTTGAAGAAAAGGTTTCAACTGTTCAATAACAAAATTTCCACAAATCACGCTAAAATATACTAATAAAGAATCACGTACTAAAAGTTTTAAAGGTTTACTTTCTTTATCTACAAATCGCATTTCAATAAATTGTACAATAAAAAAAACAACAGATATAATTGCTGCATCAATAAATATATTACCCATTGTATAATCTATTTATTTACAATCTTATATTCACTTTTACGCAAATTATTTATTTCTTAATTTATATTATGAGCAATCCTTTTCATATTAGTACTCCTACTCCTACAACTTCTACCTCAACACCTATTGGACAACAATTTTTACAACCTCCTTCACATACATTACCTAACCCATATAGAGCTCATGGAGAAGCTGCAGGAAGAAAAAAATCTAGAAAATCTAAAAAATCCAGAAAATCTAAAAAATCCAGAAAATCCAGAAAATCTAAAAAATCTAGAAAATCCAGAAAGTACAGAAAGTCTAGGAAATCTAGAAAATAATACTATAATATAATATATGTCTCGTTTATTTCAACCATTTCCTGCAAAACCAGCATTTGGAACATTGCAAAAGAATTATTATTCTAGTGATTATACAAAAAAAATAAAACTTAAAAATATTCTTCCATATTCTACTATTATTTCTCAAAAAAATAATCTCTCTCAAGAACAATTTCTATATTTTAAATATTATGAATTTAAATATAACATGTTATTCAATAAATCTTATTTAGATAAAACAAATTTAATTGCAGGACAATATAGTAAAGAAAACTTAAAAGATGTCATAACAGTATCTTCTTCTAAAGAAACTACAGCACCATATAATGAAACAAATATTATATTATCAGATAATATACCATTTTATGTTAATTATACAATTGACCCAACAGGTGTTTTATTTGGTAATACTCAATGTGGTCTAAATAATTATGTTAATTTTATGCAACCAAATACCCCCAACGATGAATTCAACCTCATAGTTAAAAACCTATAGACTTGTTACAAAAACTTTACATTACATGTAAAAGTATAAGTATAAGTAAGACCAAGAAATGCCTTCCAATAAATAATGTAAATAATTTATTTTATATTTATATTATTTTATTTACTATAAAAATCTTAAGCTAATACTTCAATATCATCAATCAATAAATCTGGAATTAATTCTACAGTAGGTTCTTCAATTACATGCACATCCAAATTACCTAAACTTGCATTTTGGTCAAATATTTTTAACTTCGGAAGTGGTTCATCTTCATCATCATCTTCAGCTTCATCTGCCTTTCTTTGAGCATGTCTAATCTCACTAATCTGCTCCAAACGAGCATTATTCTTAGGAGCATTAATAATTTCTTCGTTATTATTAATATCTCTTGCACTATCTAGGTCATTAAATGATAATTTTGTTGAATTATCTGCTTCTAAAGTTGGGATTTCATTATTAGATGAAGTAGAGTCAGAAATTTCACTGATAATTTGTGGAGGAGCTGCAGCAGCTAGTGCTTTTTGCTGAGAAATTTTCTTTTTCTCAGGGTCTTCAATTTCTTGTTCCTTAATTTCTTCTACAACATCTTCTTCAACTGTTTCATCCATATAAGCTCTTAAAATTGTCTCAATCGGAATACTTTCTCTCACTGCATTCAAAATACATTCCTGAACAATAATTTCAAGTTCTCTATTGTGTTTTTGAATTTGAAGAGGAGGAATTCCAATTTCAAATAAATAAACATTTTTATACACTTTTCTAGCAACATTAATATAAATTTTATGAATAAAATCATCTAATTTAGGAATTAATACATCAATCTTTTTTTGTTTTTGTCCAGCACGCATTGCAGTTAAAACTTTTAATTGAATAATATGAATACAAGTAATTAAATCTTCTAAATAACCACAATTACTTTTTTCAATAATTCGTTGTCTTTCTGTTTCTATAATGTTTGGGTTCCACTTAGGAATACGTGTAATGAAATTCTGAAATGTCATCAAATATTTATCTAATTCATCATTTTCTTTACATAATTTGAATGCTTCATCAAATATAGATTTTAATCCATCAATAATATGAGGTGTTAAAATAGTAAGTAATCTAGAACCCCATTCATTTTTACTTTCATGTAAGCTAGAAATATTAAAATCATCCATTAATAATTAATAATAATTTAATATATATTTATTTCAAACTCAAATTATTTCCTAAATTTGTATTTTTATAGTATTTGTAGTATTTGTAGTATTTGTAGTATTTGTAGTATTTGTAGTATTTGTAGTATTTCTAACTTTAGATTACATAAAACTAATATTTTCTAAATTATATTCTTCATTTAAAAATAAAAAATTCAAAATAAACATAATTAATATTTTTTCATTTCTTAACTCTTTGCGTATTTTATTAAATGCAAATAACAATTCATATCTTTTTATATCAGACATTTCATTAAAAATATTATTTTTCTCAATTAATTGAATAATATCCAGACCACTATAACCTTTTTCATATAATTTATTAGGCATTTGAATAATTTTATTGTTTTTTTCAGTATTATCATTTTCAATATTTGATATGTCTTTTTTAAATTTTTGTAATTCTTTTTTTAACCAATCATTTCGCTGAGTTTTTACATCTTTCAATTTAAATGTTTCATTCAAATTATATTTATATAAATTAATAGGTTTACCTGAAATTATTGGCTCAGAGACGTATATTTCACAAAATCGTGAGAGAATAGGTTTTAATAAATTATATTTATCTTCTACAATAATAAAAAATCTTGTATTATGACTAAATAATTCAATGCATCTTCGTAATGCAGATTGTGCATCTATTGTCAATTTATCCGCGTTTAATAATACAATACTTTTAAAAATATTACCTCCATTAGAATGAATATGAGTTTTCGCAAAAAATTTCAATTCTTCTCTTATAAATTTAATACCTTTACCATGTGCACAATTTACATATATTACAAAAGATTTTATTTTATCTTTTTCATTATCATAAATTTTATTGATAAAATTACAAACAATATTTCGTTTACCACTTCCAGAAGGACCATGAAATATTATATTTGGAATTTTGTGTATTTTATGAAAGTAATCTAATTTTTCTATTATTTCTTGATGAATATTTAATGACATATATGTTACTATAATTAATATTGGATTTTTTATATGTTATTAAACGAAAAACATTTTATATTTTATATTTGTTATTGTAAAATTATTTACATTTTGTTTCAACATAATCTGTAAGAAAATTATTAAATGAACAATAACTCATATTGGGTCTTATTTCCTCTTTTTTCAATGTCATTGAGCAACCTCCATATTCTAATTCTGACACATCAAAGCTCGCAATTTTCTTATCAAAAGAATAATGTACAATCTTCTTTGCATTCAATAATTGGTCATTATCATTTGCATTAAAGTGTAGATGTAGTCCTATTTTTGAACTAGACAAACCAAAATAAATACATTTATCAAGAATATATTTATAATCATTTATATCAAGAGTTCCACATGTATCTGATAAACAAATTTGATTTACATCATAATTGTTATAATAATATAATATTTCATTAATTATAAAATCATTATTAACAAGACCTTCAATAGGACATTTATTGATACATGAAATATATAGTTTTGTTTTATAATCTATATTGGTATTTTTTTTCATATTTTCCAAACTAGAAAATATTTGTTTTAATTCTTCTTTGGTTTCATATATACCCATATTTGTGTTCTTTTTTTGAAAACTATCAGATACAGATGAAATAAGAGAGAAACATCTTATATCATTTTTCATAGCAATATCTAATTTTTTCTTATTAGGAATTAATAAATAATGATTATCTTTTATATTATTATCTACTTTTTCAAGAGATAGTTGTTCTTGACAAATTTCTTTAAATAACTCTAAAGAATCAGCCATAATTGGCATAATTTTTGGATTGATGAGAGAACCAATTTCAATATTTGAAGGTTTATAATTCCATTGAATATTATAATAAAGTCTCTTTTTCTCTCCTGTTGGATATAAATGATGCATATTTTTATCAAGACTTTGCAAACCATCCCTCAATGAAACATCAAATAATTTTGATTGAATTTGTTTGTATAAATTCATTATTTTAATTGATTGCATATTTATTTTATTGTAATCAAATGTTGATTTTATTAAATTTGGTAACATATTCTTATATTATAATGATTATATGTTTTTAATTCATTATAATATATTTTTTGTATTTTTGTATTTTTGCTCTAAATTATAATTAAACAGATGTAGTTAAACTTTGTGTATAAGGATTATTCCTAAAAGCATCTA